AGAATTCACGCAAGAACGACATGTTTTTAACGGCTCTTTCTGTTTCAAGCAGACCTCTTTTTGGTCACAAAATTTACACCCGAAAGATGAAGCATCGTCACTTATACCGGCGGGTCTCATTTTTGCTTCTATAAGCTTTATAACTTTCGTTGAAAGTTTCTTTTGCTCAGCACGATCTTCTTTAATGCGCTCTACGTAAAACTGTTCGTTGTCTTTGCAAACAGCAACGTACATACCTCGATTTAAACCCATAAGAGCCATGCTATACTGCATTTGGGAGTAATGCGTAGGTTTGGAGTCCTGAACACCTTTTTTGTTTAACCCGTTAAAACTGTCTTTATTGTGAGTTTTTACTTCCAAAAGATGCGCAACTTCTTCGTTGTCAGGAACACCTTTCATTATACCGTCAACTTTAGTTACAAAGTGTCCGGTGTCGTCTGAACGCTCAAACTGTTTACCGTCTTCATCTCTATCCCAAACTTGAAAACCGGCACGGCGTAAATCGTTGACAATTCTATCTTCTTGAAGATGCCCTGTTTCAAACAATCTCAGTATTCTACCGTCAAATGACGAAGAAGTAAATGAACGCCAGCTGAACCAAACTTTACGTATGCAGTCTTCACCTATGAAAGACGCACCGAGACGACCTAGGTATAACTCAGAATTAGACTTTTCTTGCTTTATACTTTCGTAAATTCTATCTATTACGACCTGCTCTGGGCGAGGTGGCAAAGCTACCATAAATTCTCCTGTTATGTAGGTGTGGGGTCACTAAGCGAAAGGTAAGACTGCTACTATGAAAACCTAGCCCCCACTGCCGGTGTTTTACACCACCTCCGGCTGGGTGTCGCTGCTGCCTACTTAATCCCAAGGATTCCCTGTTTTAGCCGCTGCGGGAGCTGGCTTAGGCGCTGCTTTAGAGGCAGCTTTTGGAGCAGACTCTGCGGCACCAGACAGGAATGTTTTAATACGGTTACTATCTGAATAACCACCTGTACCTTTTTCAATTCCAACAGAAGCTAAAAAAGGTTTATCAAGCAGCTTGTCGGTGTCTTCTGCATCTGCCTTACCACAAGCTGCAGCCCAAGCAATCAACTGCTGACGCCCGATGCTCTGAGCTTTTTCACTTGGGTTATTGTGGTTGAAATTCTGCCATATCAAACGATTAGCGTAGTCACCTTTGACTACTTCAAACTTGACCTTAATATAAGATCCGTCACCTTTACTGGTGGTTTTTTCTTCAGCTTCCACTGCTTTAAGGGTGTATTCTCCCTCAGGAATAGGATCATAAGAAACAGGAGCTGATGATATTTCTACAGCAGACACATCAAAACCGAATTTAGCCATGGTAATCTCCTCAGTTGGCAATTGGAATAAGTTTAGCTACGTTTTCCATAGTCATCTCGACTTCATCTGGGCATGTGTAACGATTCTTTGCAGCATACGCCGGATTCTCTACGAAATGTAATAGTCGCTCACCAGTTGTAACACCACGATTCTTTGTGTTGTTGAAGCCGGTGTCTGCCTTACGGATGATGACTTTGAAAGCAGCGAACGCTAAAACGTCTGCCCATTCCATCAATAACGCATTGCAACGATTAGGTAACTTAGGTTGGTACCGATCATAAGGTTCTGTCCTTGGATCTTCAAAACGTATAACTGCTGAATGCGCAATCAATACAACATTCATGTTACGTTTGGAACGCAAGACATCTAAACCTTGCAGAATTTCACGAAACTCTTCAGCTACTAACATTTGACCTTTGCCGTAGGCAAGATCTTTAGCTTCATGCGAGCTTTCTACGTTCTGCATAATCAACGGTTCAACCAGCCAATCAACTGAGTCGATTACAACTGTTTTGTACTCGTGATCCTCTTTGATGAGCGTTTTAATGCTCTCAACTACGTCGGTAACTGAAACAGCTCTAGGGAAGCTAGTCACGTCCAATGAATCTAAACCATCTTCGGTGCTGATGAAGATTGGCTTAGGAAACTGACTTGCTAACGTAGATTTACCGATACCATGTCCTCCGTAAATGCAAATACGAGGGGGTATTTCCTGCTTGCCTTTTCTGAGGCTTTTTTGCCAGTCTGACATTTTGTTTCTCCTTTCTGAAGTTTGGCGGTTAGTCGTCCGCACTGATAAAACCTGCAAACTCATCGTTGTTGAGTATACCGAAATCCCAACGCTGAGCAGTGTATTGAAATTGATTCCTATCCCAGCTTAACACATTTATTATCGAATGATATTCAGTTATCACCGACATAACTACTGCGCAAAGCGTAGGATCACCTATTATCAAAAGATAATCTCCCTGTTGCCAATCTTTAAGTTCCCGACGTGCTTTATTCAATAACTGATTAGTATCGTAAGGCTTACGAGGATTAGCAAATACAGCACGTAACTTCCCATATTTTTTAGCGTCTGATAAATCTTTATTATTGTCAACTTGAACTACGTATACTGTTCTTTCGTTACCCTGTTCCATTTTTCTTCTTCCTAGGTTGTTTTAGGGGAGGAGCAACTAAAGCCAACTGCTCCGCTGTTAAATACTCCTTGCAACCCACAGCTATAGCTATCTTAATCGCTTCTTTAATGTACCATGTATAATCTAAATCTTTAGGGTGTATGACTTTGTCTTTTAAAATCATGCACGCTTTTGCACCGTCCGTTTTTGGTACTTTGTTTCCGTTGGAAACGTATCTAATAGGATCCACTTCACCATCGCTAGATTGGTACCAACGAACGACTTTGCCAAGGAATTTACCAAACTGCTGCCCCCCTCCGGTAACATTCCTAGCCGAGATAAAATCTTGAAACGGTGCACTGCGTATAGTCTCCTCAAATGGCGTACCGACCGCGAGCCACTGCCCGACTGCATCTGAAGCGACCTGCGCTGTGGGGTTCTTCCGCAACGATAACGGCGCATATATACCTTTCACTTTGAGACTGCGATCCGGTTTAATTGCTATGTAGTTATTTACGTCTTTCATAGCTAACGCTCTATACGGCGTGAATTCAAACTCAAATCGCGAAGTTTCACTAAACTTAGCTACAACCCTCTGAATGGTTTCATGCTGCGATTTAGAGTAGCGAATCGCTATGCCGTCGGTGTTAGCAGATAAAGTTATAGCACCTGCTTTCTCCAACCATTCAATCAGCATTAAAAGTGTAAACTGGCCAGTTAGCGTTACCGCTAACATCAGATCAGGGGAATAGAGAACTGAGTATTTGCTGGCCAGTTTACCGAAAGTGCCATTTAACGAAATTTTTAAAGTTTCGTTAATTACCTTGTCTCCGGTTCGCTTTGCTTCGAGTCGTTTGTTATAAATATTTCTGTACTCATCGATAAACGGTTTCCCGAGCGACTTGGGGATAAAACCACATTCAAGGATAATCGAGGGGTAGAATGAGGCAGCATCGATGTCGCAGATGATGTCGTCACCAGCGACGTAGCAGATTGATTTGTCATGTACACTATGTATTCCTCCTACTCCAAGTTGATATTCACCTACGCCAAATTTTATTGTAGTTCCACCCAAAAAATCTGGCAATATAACGTGCCCTGTGTTTTTATTCATATCAAACACATGCACAGAGACCTTATCCAATAAACCTTGTAACTTAGCATCCATAAATTTCAGAAACTGAGGCGGTATGTATCTTACGGTATTCGGTACTTCATTATCCCTACGCTCAAGTTTCATAGACGTTACGTAAGCTTGTTCAGCCATCTGAGAATCAGACTTACTACGCATGTCAGTTTTATACTGCTTTGACATGTCAACTCGCAGCATAATCTCTTTTTCAAGATGACGTAACAACTCTTGCGTAGTGTCTACGTCGTTATGACAATACTCAAGCACCAAAGGTTCCTGCTCAGGTGTTATATGCGCATCATGAGCTATCGGCATATCTTGCAATATAGGCATGTGCATACGTGCTCCGTAGGCTTTTAAACCTACAAACGACGGAGCCACTTCAATGATGTCTATAGTGTCTATCATTACGTCCCTGAGACTAAACTTGCGCATTGCCTGCCAGTAAGCCACACGATTAACGATCAAGTCGTCGGCTATACGTTTAATTTCTAACGAAGTGCGTCCGGCACAAAACGCAGCTACCACTACGTTGTCAAACGAGCGATTATTGAAACCTACAAACGTAGAGTCAGGTTGCTGAACAAATTTCAACAGCCTCTGCGCTGAGTCTTCCTCATGCTGCCAGAGATCAAACCACTCACCTGTATCTACGTTTTTAGCGCAGAATAAAGTACGATTCGGTAATGTCTCAGTATCGAACACGTATGTAGCCATCAGTCCTGATTAACGTAATTTCTGGTAGGTTCAGAACCATCGTCAGGCGGCGTGTTGATGATCTCAATATACTTCTCAAGGAAATGTTGAGCTTTCAACAGGTCAGCTATACCATTCTTATTTTTCCAACGGGTGACGTACTTAGTAATTTGACCTTGAAAATAATCAAGATCGTTAGCTACGACGTAGTCCCAGTGCTGAATACCTGAGCGGTAATGCGTACCCGCAACCTGCTTATCATTTGCACTCATTAGCCATCTCCTTAATTAAATTAAACAATTCTTTTTCACGTCCGTACAGCATCATTTCTTCAGCGTAAGCAACATAACGATTGAATATACTTCTCATGTTACTGTTACCTAAAGACATTTCTTTTATGCAAAACAACGCACCTTGTGCTACGTCTGCTAACTTTAAAGTTCTTGTGTCGTCAGGGTAAAGTTGGGGCATACCTAAACCGGCTTCTCTAAGCAACTTTTCCTCAAGCTCGCTAACTTGCTCACCTATACCATATTTATGCTTTGCAGGAGAAGGAATATCGCCAGTTTGATGCTCTGCTAAATCGTGCAGAAGAGCAGCTAATATTAATCCTCGACTTGGGTTAGGATCAAGAAGCATACACAGCAGAGCAACACCATGCGAATGATGACCAACGGTCTCAGTCATGAGCGTAGTCACCGTGTGGTATC